CACATCGCCAAGCACTAGGGTAAGTCACCCGAAGAAAGGTGCTTGCAAATGGCAAAAGGATTAACTACCGTTGAGTTAACTTTGGTGCGTGACTGTCTCCTCAAATCAAATCCTGGGAGGGATCAAGCTGACGCACTATGGGAAGTTATCGAGAAGATAAACAAACTCATAGAGGGAGCAAGAGTTGAGCAAGCCCGTAAAGAAAAGTCTGCTAAGTGAAATACGATCTGAAAAAACTGTGCCGTCAGGCCGCATCCCAAGAATCCAACGTGTTCTTGAAGGAATGGACGAGGCAGATCGCAAAGAACTTGTTGAAGCGTTAGACGATTACACGATCCCTGCGCCGACAATCAGCAGGGTATTAGAAAGACGCGGAATAGACTTAGATTCATCTTCAATCAACAAGTATCGACGAGGGGAATTCGCTCATGTCACTAAAGGATGAACTCGGAAAACAATCCGAAGTGGACACAGACATTGTGCGTATCCGAAAGCAACGTGATTCGTTCGCTAATCAGAACGCTCGACTACAAACCAAGATAGACGAACTGGAACGGGTGCTGTCTGTTGTTGATGAGGTTGATGGGCTAAGTGTTCAGCCCCCAACATGGTTGGCACCGGCGAAACCGAAACGATCCGCAGCAACCCTTGTTGTCATGTTGAGTGACACCCACTTTGATGAGGTAGTAAACCCTGAAGAAATGGAAGGGTTGAACGCATACAACCGTCAGATCGCTGTGATGCGTTTAGAGAAATGGTCACAGAACGTAATCAAACTTGCGCGACATTATCTCGCAGGCGTGGACTATGACGGTGTAGTACTGATCTTGGGCGGTGACATCTTTAGCGGTGACATCCACGAAGAACTACACGACACCAACGCAGACACCATGCTCGGTTCACTACTGTTTTGGGCTGAACAAGTATCGGCTGCTGTTGACCTTCTTGCCACAGAGTTCGGCAAAATCCATGTCGCTTCTGTCGTAGGTAATCACGGTCGCATGACTCGTAAGCCACGAATGAAACAGCGTGTCAAAACAAACTTTGACTGGTTGCTTGCCAAGATGGTCGAGCGACACTTTGAAAAAGATAAGCGTGTCACGTTCACTATCCCTGAGTCAGCTGACTGTTTGATACAGATTTATGGTCACGGACATTTGTTGACTCACGGCGACCAGGTTTCAGGTGGTGGTGGTATCGGCGGTATCTATCCACCGATCATGCGGATGCGAGCAAAGAAACACGCCCGCTACATGGCCACCAACAAATCATTCCAAACCCTTTGGTTGGGGCATTGGCATCAGTACATCAGTACCCCGTCAATGGTGGTGAACGGCAGCATGAAAGGCTTTGACGAATACGCCCTACTTATGGGGTTCGGGCATGAGCAACCACAGCAAGCCCTAGCCATCGTTACCCCTGACCGGAACATGACCATCCAAGCACCCGTGTTTTGTATGGATCGGAAGAAGGAGGGCTGGTGATTATCAAAAAAAGTGAATTGATGCAACAACTTGCTGAGGCAAGAAAATGCGTTGCTTTTTGGCGCGGGGTCGTTGGTGTTTTGGAATCTGAACTTGCTGCTTTGCCCAAAGAAAAACCTACTGGTGGTCGTGGCAAAGTGAGGAATAAATCTATTCGAGACAGATTCGGTTACGATGCAAAGACATGGATTGAGTCGGATCAAATTGAATGGGTAGTCATGCTTTATTGGCAGGCACAAGAGATTAAAGAACTCAAAACCCAAGCCCAAAAGGAACAGTGGATTTCTGAGCAGTCTGGTTGGAGTGTTAGTACTGTCCATGTTCAGCTGAGTTTGGCTCGCCAGCATGGTCTGATACCAGATAAGCGGTATAAGTCATGACTAGCGCACGTTTATGTCTATGCGTCTATCGTGGGGTGATCCCACGTAACCCTGACTGCGGAGAAAAGCCCGATGACTTTGACGAATAGAACCGTTGTCTATATCCAGTGGGCTGACACCCATCTGTCCGAAGGTGGCTGGTTAGATATGCCGTCCTATGAAGATGACGGTGAATGTCTCGTTGACACCGTGGGGTTCCTCATCCCTGTTGGTGAACCTGGGTCAAAAGAAAACCATGTGACCGTATGGCAAACCATCTGCAAAGAAGAAGGCATCCACGCTATACATATCCCCGTAGCGATGGTGCGTGACATGAAAGCGATTGACTTGACTTTAACCGTGTCACACCCCTAGATTAAAAATACCTGCACAAACCATAGGAGGAAAAATGCAGAACCTATACACAATCCCAAAGCCAACTCATGGCAGCCAAGACTGGTTGAACCTACGTTGGGCAAACGAAAAAGGTGAGAAACGAATCACCGCATCAGTAGCCGCAGCAATTCATGGTGAACACAAATACACCACACCAGCTGACCTTGCGGTGGAACTATTGGCAGCAACACCCCCTGTGCCAAAAGAACAGAACGATGCGATGCGTCGAGGCACAATCCTTGAAGGCCCACTCATGGGTTGGGCAGGAGAAATCCTCAACGACTTCATCGTGGAACCGGCAGAACTGTACTGCTACGAGGACAACGGTGTACGCCTCATGTCCACAATGGACGGTCGTTCAACTGTCACTGGAAAGTTTTACGAACTCAAAACATATAACAAGCGATGGACGGGACAACTTTCCCGAACCTGGTACTGGCAAGGAGTTCAACAGGCGATATGTACTGGTAGTAACGAGATCAACTGGATCATTTTTGACAGCGACCTCCAACTCCAGTTCCATACACAAACCGTAACTAGCGACGAAAAACAGATTCACATAGAAGCAGCCCGCAAATTCTTGGGCTTCATCGACATGGGCATGATGCCTGACGTGGCTGATCCCACCTATGACAACGCCGCTTCGCTCTACCCCGAAGGTTATGGAAACACGGTCGTATTGGGGCATGAGGTGTATGCGAGTTTAGAGCGTTTAGCACAGGCGCGTGAACAGAAGAAGCAGGCTGAAGCTGTTGAGGAACTCATCAAGGGTGAACTGGCGATGTTGTTGCAGGACGCTGAGTATGGTGCGATTGACGGTGTTCAGGTCGTATCGTGGAAGAACAGCAAACGCACATCGTTTGACACAAAGAAGTTTGAGGCCGAGCATCCTGCGTTGGCAGAGAAGTTTAAGAAAACATCAACCTTCCGCACTATGCGGATCATCGCTAAGGAGGCGAAGTAATGAAACTAGAAGAAATCATCAGCAAATATGGCGTACCAGACCAGAAGATCGTAGGCAAACTCCCGCGTGGGGGTCAGAGCCTCGATTTTGTCGGACACGCGGACATTACAAAAATGCTTATCGAAGTTGACAGCGAATGGACATGGGAACCAGTTGCTTTTGATGCAGATGGTTTGCCTGCTTACCGTGTTGAGAACGGCATGGCACACATGGCTGGATGGATGACCATTCACGGTGTACGTCGCTTGGGTATTGGCTCAGTAATGGCCAACAAGCCCGATCTTTTTAAGGAACTCGCATCCGATTATTTGCGTAACGCGGCGATGCGCTTCGGATTTTGTCTCAGTTTATGGACGAAGCAAGAGTGGGACGATGTTTCATACACCTCATCTACACCTGTTGCGAAGCCTGCACCAGTAGCAAAGATTGAACCAGTAAAGCCAAGCGATCCGTTGGTGTCAATGGACAACATCAAGCGTTTCGTTGACGCTTGTAAGGGCGCGGGACTTGACCATGAACAGATTGCAAAGTCAGCAAAGATTGACCTTGCAGACCTGAAGGAATCACAGATGCCTGCGTTGCGTGAAGCGTTCGCTAAAGCAAAAGAGTTGGCCGCATCATTCGCTGAAGAAGATGTAGCGCAAGAAGATGAACTGCCACCAGAAATCATGGACGACTTCAACCCCAACTTCAAAAACACCGAAGAAGCAGTCGCAGCAGTAATCAATATGTTCTCTGCCGAGGAAGTGGTGGCTGAGTCAAAGAAGAACCACCCTGCTAACGGCTCGCCACAGATCAAGGAACCTGGCGCACCGGCAACAGCGAAACAGATCGGTATGTTCAGGGCGTTGGCATCAGGCAAGGGCATCGCAACTAAAGCGGAGCAACTATCTATGGCATCAGACTCAACAGGTCGTGTCATCGAATCGTTGGAGGCTCTCACCAAGTCTGAGATTTCTGAACTCATCACCATCCTGAAGGCGTAATGCCAGTCGAACAGAACAGGAAGGATCACTGTGAGGGAAACAGAGACAAATGTACGGTTGACGGATGCCCCAAGTTCGGAACTTTGGGACGTGAAGCTCGTGACGGTAAGCGACGGGTCAAAGGATGTAACGATCCTGTTGCTCGCGGAAAACGATCACGAACTA